GGTGATCTTATCCATCTCCTCGGTAGTGAAGCCGTCCATCAGATCGTCGTAAACGATCGGCTGACCGTTTACGAGAATTTTGGCGGCCATCAGGTGCATGCCGCGTTCGGCATCTGTGAGGCTCTTGTTGTTGGTCAGCTCCATCTGCTTGCGGACCGTGATGCCGATCTCGGCGATCTCGGTGTTGGCGTCGAGCTGGAGCGTCCGCCGGACTGATAAATCCGGCTTACGATTCAGTGCTTGCTGGCCCATTACAATCCAAGGTTTTGCCTACGTTCAGCCAGCAAGTCCTCGCCGCCTACTTTGTAGATGTTGTTAATTACGTCGATCTCGACGATCTCCTCTCCGTCGATCTCCAGCTTGTAGTACTGGACGGCCACGGTAGATTCCAGTTCGGTATCCTCCTTGGCCTTGAACGATCCTCCCGGGAGCGTCTTGGAGTACCCACGTATGTACATCACGATGGGCTTTTCGTCTGTGATGCCGGTGTTGTCATACTCCGCTTTGCTGGATCGGATCATCAGATCCACGGGTTTGAGGAAATTCCCGAACGCCTTCTGTGCGTCGTTGTCCGGGTACGTCCATTTGATCGTCGTTTCGAGTTTGTCAAACCCGTTGAAAAACTCGGCCGAACCGATCATGCCCATCGCCTTGTAGTCGGTCATAAGGGCCGTGATGGTCGGGGCGGTGATCTCCGACGCCAGCCCGTGTTTGCTGGCATTGTTCACATAGACGTTTGCGTCGTAAACTTTTGCGATATTCATGGCTATTCGATGGTTGAGAGTTTGTTAAGGTCGATTTTGTGGTCGAACGTCATGCGCTGCATGGGCACGGCGGGCGTCCACTCGTTGGAAAACGTGACGTGGCCCTGCGCCAGCTCGGTGACGGGGTTTTTCGCAGGGTCGAAAAAGCACTGACCGTAAACGATCTTTCCCTCCGCCATCAGCCGGTTGTAGTACTGGTTCACGGTGTTGCGAACCAGGTCAATGTCGGCCTGCTTCACCTGCTTGACGTCGATAAACGCGGCGCTGGCCATCGTGATCGATCGCTTCATGATCATCAGCGATCGGCGGACGCACTCGAACGCCTCGGGGGTGGTAGTGCCGGGGAACGCAGCGGTGTAGTTGCCCCATTCCACGATACCGTTGCCGTACATGTTGACAACCGTCGTGATGCCTTGTGCATTCAGCAGGTTGGCCTCACACGTTTTATCCGAGAGCGCGAACGTGATGGGTACGTCGGTACCCTCGATCCCCGTGTAGGCGTGGTTAGAGGATGACACATGCCAGCCCTCGGTCAAATCGACCTTGGCCCGCAATCCCGCCGCATAGGCCGACACCGGCATCGTGAGGTATCTTTCCCCAGCCTCCTCGGCGTCCGGATTGTACTCCGGGTTGGGAACAAGGACGTGAGGGAAAAGGAGTTTCTGCCCCGCCTTGAGCGTGGCAAAATCACCCGACGCACCGCGCGACTCGATAGCTTGGGTGAAGCCCCAGCCGTCTGGCGTGTCGATATATGCCATCGCCTCGGTTTTCTCGGTGATGACGATCAACTCCTGCTTCACCGCATCCAGTGCGGAATATCGCGGCGCGATGTAGATCATCGGCTCGAAACCGTACTTGTTTCCTGCGGTCTCAAACAGTTTGAGACCCGTGCGCTCGCCCGTTTCGGAAATCGTGCCCACGATGTCGGCACCGGTGATTTCGGCGGTGGCGTCCTTTACCTTGACGACGAACACCAAGGCGCTGCCGGCGGTGCTGTCTTGCATGCGGATCGCTTTCAGTGCTTCGGGAATGGTCCCTTGTGTGCCAAATGCGGCATCGTCCGCCGCGCTCTTGCACAACGTGAGGACATTGGTGTCGCCCTTATCCGCCGTACCAACCAGCCCGATAACCGCCGTAACGATGTCGTTCACGGGCACCACGTCACTGGCGACGTTGACGTGCTCTATACCATGTAAAAAATCTGCCATGTCATAAAATTGTTATGCCGTTACCGGCTGTTTGTAATGTCCGACTATTTCTTTTTACCGACAGCCGGCTCGGTAGTCGTCTCCGCAACCTCTTTGATTTGTCGACGGGCGACCATAGCGCGAACCGCGATGTCATTTTCCGGCAACTCGACGGTATCGCCTTTTTTCAGCGCGTACTCCTTGCGGGCCGCACCATCCTTGACGCTGAAAACAACGTAAGGACTTACTACCTCATACTTTTTCATTTTTGGGTAAATTCGTTTTCGATTTGTCTGATCGTCGGAATGTCATCGGGCCGGTCTGCCTCGACAGAATACGCGGCAAACGAAAACGTGAGCGCATACTGCCAATAGTTATGTAGGCCCGACACATAGCCGAAAGAGTTAAAGTAAATGGGCGTTTTCGCGCCCTGCATCCGATAGCCCAGCAGGCGGGATTTCGCGGCCTCATAGACATCGAAAAGCCCCAGTTTTCCCCGCCGGTTCTTCGCGCGGATGAATAGCTCGCATTGAACGGTTCCCAGTTGGGCCACGACGGCCAACTCCTCGCGCTCGGCGAACTCCGTACCATTGACCAGTACGAAAATCTGCGGTCTCTCCGTCTGACGCGGCAACTCCAGCGCCTCGATCTTGGGCAACGGCTTGACATCGACACCCGGCATCTGCAACAGCGCAACCAATTCATCCTCGTATTTTTCATAGGGCGACGACGTGTTGGTGTCTGCCTTGGTTGTTGTCAGTTGATTCATGTCTATTCTTCGCTTTCGTCGTGCGGCGTCAAATGCGCCACGTAGGTTTTTCCGTCAAATTTGGTCTCCACGGCTGTGATCAAATACTGCTTCCCTCGGATTTCGAGGTATTCGGTCGTCTCGGCATCCACGGCTTGCTTCAGCCCGACGAAATTATCCTCGTAATACTCTGCGGTGGCCGTGCTCGGCCTGTATTCGTAGCCCTCGGAGTCTCCGATCTGCGTGGGTTCGCTTGGGTCTTTGAACAGCGCCCGCCCGGGGATGTTTCCCCGATTTGAGGATAGCCAAACAGCGGGTTCGCCCATAAGGTTGGAAATGGTCGAAGACGCCATTTTGGCCATCCTGTCAAATCGGTTGTCCATACGCCCGGTCGTTATACGTTCAACTTGACCAGCACCGTGGTGTCTGCCGCTGCTGCGGCCTCCCATGCCACGCCCACCGGCTTGTTGTCGGTAGCGGTTGCCACGATGCCGGAGCCGTCTGCGGGGGCATATACCTTTTGGCCCTGCGTGATCGCGCCGGCACCCTTGGCCAGCTCGTACACGCCCGTGACGTTCAACACGACGGTATCGTCCACGGCACCGTCGGTAACGGCGACACCGGCCAAATCCCCAATTACGCGTACCTCGCCGCTTTTGATCGCAGTGTCGGCGACTTTATATTCGATGGTCTTACCATCCTGAATGAAGTTTTTCATTGTTTTGAAGTTTTAATTTTCGCTTAAAAGAGGGGGCGGGTATGGTAAGCCCCGCCCCCTGCGGGATGTTTGCCGTTACGCTATTTTCCCGCTGCTTTCACGATGCCACGGTAGTCGATTGCGGCGGCGCCGAAATCGCCACGGACGGCATAGTCCATGGAGTCGGTTTTGAACTCCTCGGTACTGTCCACACGCAGACCCTCGTTGCCCTCCAGATATGCGTAATAGAGACTGTCCACCGCATACGGGTCGGCCATCAGATACCAAGCTTTTGGATCGGTCAATCGCGGCTCAACTATCACGTCGAACGCGCCGGCGAAGACGTTCACGTCTGCCGACTTGGTGGGGGTCGTGGCGGTGATCAGCTTTTTGGCCATCATCTCGTTCTCCGGCGACACAACGAGGTAGCGCGGAACCATGCGGATGATCTGTCCCGCGATGTCTTTCTGCTTCATCATCGCCGTCTTGGCCGCCGCAAGACTCGTTTCGCTCAATGCGCTGCTGGTGCCCGAGAGGAGGTTACCATGGGTCGTGTCGAAAATTCCCTTGCCGTCGGACATCTTCACGTTGTCCGTCAGCAGTCCCCACACGAGGTTCCCACGGAGCATATCCCAGTGGCGGACAAATGCCGACGGGATAATCGAGAATACACCCAGGTCGTCATTGATGAACGCCTGGCGCGTGTAGCTGATACCCTCGCCGAACGTCTCGACGCGGATCGTCTCCTTGCTCTCCTTAAGCGTGGTGTACTTAATTTCGCCACCCTCGGGGATCTTCTTCATGCCGTTGACGACACCGGCCGAATAGAGACCACGGGCGCGGAAATCGTCCACGCTGGTCTGACGGGCGATTTTGTCCCAAAACTCCGGCGCGAACTCATACTGCGCCCGCAGCATCTTGTTGATCACGCCCTCGAACAACAGCGGGAAATCGCTGGTGCTGTGCGCACGGCTGAAAAACGTCTTGGCCACCTCGGAACGGTCCATGCCTCGGGTGCTAATGCCGCGCTCGGACAACAGTTCACGGCCGATCTCTACCATGGTCATGCCACGGAACTCGCGGGCGCCGGCATCCAATGAGAACTTGGACGGATAGATGCGGTGCAGCAGCGCGTTCTCCACGGCCATACGCTTCTTGGTACCGGCATCCAAACCGGTCACACGCACGCTGTGATTACCGTTTACGCCGCTATCCTGGCTCCGCTTGGCCAGTCGTCGCATGATTGCGGTACTGCACTGCTCCACGGTAAGATTGGTTCCGACCAGCGCCAGCGCGTAATCGGAGGAAAGGCCGGCGGTACGGGCCATCTGTTGGATCGCCTGCGTCCGCTTGCGGTTGTCCTCGGTCGGTTCCGTACCACCAGCGGCGGCGGTAGCTGCGGCAGCGGCCTCTCCCGCAGCTTCGGCAGCATCCTCGGCTGCGGCGGCGGCATCTTCAGCTGCGGCGGCGGCCTCCTCGGCCGCTTTGATTGCGTCGGGGTCAGCCGGTGCGGCCTCCGCCTCGATCAGTGTGAGCGTAATGGTGTCGCCCACCTCGCCATCGGAAAGGGCAACGCCCTTAACGCCATCGACGGTTACGATGTCCCCCTGCTTTACGGGATCGCCCTCGACGACGTATTCCATGGTCTTACCTGTTTCTGTTGCTCTCGTTTTTTTCATGTTGGTGGTATTTGTGGTTTGTTTTCTTACTATTTCGACCGGATGCTGCTGTTGTCCCGCGCGGATACCGCTGTCGATGTCGGCAGGCACCGGAGCGAGGGACAATTCGCTCGGCATCCAGTCTATTGCCCGGTAGATAGGCCGTGCGCCGTTCGGGCGCTCCTCTCGCTCGAACTTATAGATTTCGTAGCCGACCGAGATCCCTTTGACGATCCCGTCCACTACGTCCTGAAATATCCCTGCCACTTCGGGGCGGCTGGAGAAACGAACGCGGGCGCAAAGCTGGCGCGATTCGTTGATCCACACCTTTACCGTTCGGCCGAGTTGGCTATGAACGGTGTAGGCGTTGTGGCAGTCCAAGAGCGGTAAGCCTTGATTTGCACGATCCATCCTGATAGCCCCCGCCTCACAAACCAGCATTTCGTCGTAGTCCTCCTCCCAGCCGAATCGCGTCACCATTTTCTCGGTGGCACATACGACATCTACCTCGCGGGCCTCTTGGTCGATGGTCGTAGGCTGCACGAGCGCCCGCCCGTACAACACACCCATGGTGCGGTTATTCGTTTCCTGTGTTGCCATTATTTTCTTCATTTTGGACAGTGGCGGCGGCCGTGTTCACGCTGTCGATGGTAATGCCCAACTTGGCCAGCCGGTCAATGTCCTGTTTGTACTCTTTGAAAAATTCCTCGGGTTCGCGGCCCATCTCTCGGATCGTCTCGCTGATCGTCGCAAGTCCGGCCTTGATCCTATCAACCTGCGCGGCGGTCTCGCGCTGCGGGTCGAGCTGCTGAACACGCGGCGCCGTCCAGTCGGCGGAAATGTAGGAGGATAATTCCCCCTTGATCATGCACGCACTGATAAACCAATTCCACACGGGGGCGCAAATCTGCGGCACGATCATGAAGTATTGCCAGCTCTTGAAGTTGGCCGTGACGTCGATTTTCGCCATACGGCCCGAGGTGAAGTTGACCCTGCTGTAATCCATGGTCAGCATCTCGTAGGTGATGCCATAGCCAGCGGCCACGCCCTGCAATATGCGACTGGCGTAAGCATCATAATCCGACACACTCGGCGGATTGGCGAACTCCACCGACTCGGCAGCGCCGAGATGCTCGACGATGCCCGGCTCCAAGCGCTCGATCCCTTTTTCGCCATCCTCTCCACCGTCATCTTCCGACCCCAACACAAAGGCGGCAAAGCATGCGGCCACCTTTTGCTTGACCAGTTGGGCATCCTCGTAGTCGGAGAAATCGCTCGTTTTCATGAACGCCGACACACCGATCGGCAAACCTCTGACCTGCCCGGGCCGCAATACCTCGAAAGCATGTAGCACATCCTCCTTGGGGTGGAATTTGCTGGCGAGCGCCGGCGTGACGATGTAGCTGTCGCCGGGGTGATAGTCAAAAATCCAGTAGCCGAGCAGACGCCCCTCTTTGCTGAATTGAACACCGAGGCGGCAATAGCCCATGTCGTTACTACCGTTGCGAGTGTGATCGAGTTGGTCGCCCTCTAAAATTTGCAACTGGATAGGAAGCGGGTTGTTGTCGTCTGGCATGACCCAGCGCCGCAAAATCAGCACCTCGCCACCCTCGGCGATGGAGCGCATTGCCAACTCCTGTAATCCGTAAAAGGTCGTTTTGCCGTACCAATCGCAGGCGGTCGTGTTGGCCCACTTGCTCCAAAGTCGTTTTACGCGCTGACAGGTGTCCAGGTCGGCGTCCGGCGCCGGCTGGATGCCCTCGCCGATCGTGTGTTTTGTGATCGCCTCGACCGCCCGACGCGCCCATCCATTGTTACGTACCATGTTGCGGGAACGATCCCGCAACGTGACCAGCGCGGCCGACACCTCGCTGTTGACGCTCGTGGACTTGGCCATGCGGAATGCCTTACCGCGACGGCCTTTGTCGGCTGCCTCGTAGGCCCGTTTTTTACGGCTGTGTGATATTTCGATGGAAAATTTCATTTTTTGCTGAAATAGCCTCGATCAATGCAAGCGAGGCGACGACGACGCAAGCGACGTTCCGGAAACAACTCATCCTCGATCATCCGAACCAAATCTTTCATCTCGGCAAGCGACCGATAACTCACGGTTTTATCACCGTAGGTTATGGTGGTCGCACCGGTGGCGATGGCCTCCTTGAGCGCGGTATATTGTTCGATGGTAAACGACATGGTAGCGTAACGATTTGCTACGAATTTATGGGCGGTATTTCGTATTCACAATACCATGTGAAAAGGTTTACCGAGAACTCGGTAAACCTTTTCTAAATATACCGAGTTCTCGGTATATCAATCATCCCAAAAACTACCGCCCCGACGGCGCCCGCCGTTTTCGTCGCCGCGCGGCTCTCTCTTTTTGGCGGTGGCGCCACCCATTTGGGCCAATCGCTGGGGACTCAACCGATCCAGCCCGAGGATTGCCGCCGCTGCCCTGGCATAGACGCGGCAGTCCAGCGGTTCGTTGCGCTCGTAGCGTTTAACCCATTGCAATTTCCGATAACCTCGCACCACCTTGACGACCTGCTCCTCGGCGGTAAGTCCGCGAAAATAGTGCTCGTCATACTCGGGGAAATGGCAATAGTTCGGAGGCGGTACGCCGTTTTCGTCTTTCTCCAAACGCAAATGGGCGTATAGCTCGGTCTTTAGGAACGACACGCCGATATTCCATTGGCGCATCTTTCCGACCTTTTTACCTGCCTTGGTGATGTCCACCTGCTTGGGCGGTGAAAAGGCCATGCCGAGATGATCCTGCCCCTTGATCGGTATGACGCGATCGCCGACGAACCGCCGGCAAAAGGTATAGACGTGCGTTGTGTTGTAACCGGTATCTACCGCCATCATTCGGATGGGAAACTCCATGCCGTCCTTGCGCGGCCACCGCTCACTCACGATGGCGGCCAAATCGTCCCACACGGCGGTGCCGGCCGTGTCACCCTCGATTACGCGGTAGTCGATCGAGTAGCTGCGTTTGTCGGCACACCAGCCGACGACCTCCAGCTCCAGGCGGTCGCGCTGCACGTCGACACCGGCGGTGAGGAAACACACATCGGCGGGCACGTGGTTGGTCTTGTAATGCTCGCGGCGGTTGTATAGGTTTTTGAACGGTGGCGCCTCTCCCTTTTCCGCCCACGTCTGCCCAAGGGTGGTGTTCACGAAAACCTTTAACTTGCTGGGGTTCTCCTTGGCGGCGATGAAATCACGCGCAATCTGCTCCCAGCTATGCCATCCGTATGGCGAATAGAGGCTGTTAATGTGGAATCCGATCACGTCATAGTTGACCTTTTCCGGCTTGGCAGGTACCCACTCTCCGTTTGCCAGCATGGTGATCTTATGGCGCTCGGCAATCAGCTCGCCGCAATGATCGCATTTGTATTTCGCCGTTTCCGGGTGCCCCTCCTCCCATTTTAGGTTGGCAAACACCAACGGCTGCATAGCTCCGCAATGCGGGCACGGGACATGGTAGTAGTTTTGATCGGTTTCTAAAAATTCCCGCTCGATCGCCGAAAGGCCCTCGATGGTCGGCGTACTCAACATGAAAATTTTATGGTTTGGAAAGGTTCGGGTACGGGCGATCGCCAAGTCGATAGGCGAACCCTCGCCGTCCAAGTCCTGTGGATATGCGTCTACCTCATCCAAAATCAAATTTCGGATGGGGACCGACCGCAATCCCGCCGCGCTGTTGGCGCCTACCATCAGCAGCAGGCCGCCGGGGAAATTCTTTTGCGTGATCGTGTTGTTGCTGTCCCTACTCTTGGCCGGCGCCACGCGCTGCTTCAGCTCCGGGCAATTCTCGATCAGCGGGTCGATGCGCCCCTTGGACAATCGTTCGACCATTTTGTCGGTTGGCTGCACGAACATGGTGGGCGCCGGTGCGATGTGCATGGAATAGCCGACAAAATTGCTGGCGCCCTCGGTTCCGCCGATCTGCGCGGCCTTGACAAAGACAATTTTACGGTGCGGATCGTGAACGCTCAAGCAATCCATGATGTCGCGCAAGTAAGGGGTACGGCTCGTTCGGTACTGTCCCGATTCTGCGGAGCTGATCGGTGACAAAAACCGATATTTGTCCGCCCACTGCGACACCGTAATCCTGTCGAGCGGCCGCAAACCTTGGAAAAACTTGGTTATTTCTGTGAAAATAGTTGTCATTGGTCTATCCTTGTTTGAAAATCCGCGAGTTTTTGCAACGCATCGGCGATTGCATCGTAGATCGTGTTGTGAATGATGGCCCGATTATCCTCGGCCATGACCACATCTGTAATCCGGTCTGGGATCGCCAGCAGCGTGTCGCGTAATTCCTTGCCGGCGGCGAAAAGTTGGGCATTTATGCGCTCGCGCGACACCAGCGCCCCCTCTTTTTCCTGCAATTCCAGCTCTGCAATCCTTGCCTTGGCGATTTTTTCCTGTAATTGGGCATCCTCGTAGGTCATTGTAGGCGCGGCCGCAGCTTTGGCGGCTGGCTCCGGCTCGATTACCGTTTTGTCAAAGGTCTTGATGTAGCCGGCCAGAGCATTACGCACCTTGCGCTGGTTGGGGTGGGCGGAGTTCAGCGACTTGTACCAGCATACAGCGGCCTGCTGCGGGTTCAGATAATACGGAGAAGTCGCGGACGTCCCAACGATGTCCGCGAAATTGTCCGGTATATATCCGCGCTTTATTGCCGCTGTGATGGTCTTGGCGCTTATTCCGGTTGATTCCTCAAAATCAGATATTTTTACCCATCCCTTGGGCGCCCTTTTCTTCATTCAAATCGCTTGCTACCTGCTATGACAATTTTTTCCTACTGACTGGCGAAAAAATGCGGTGCCGACTACCCCCGATGTAGGGAGCCGGAAAGAACCTACAAAAAATATTCTTGCCCATACCTTTCACCCTCTTTATTGCCGGGCCGCGATCTTATTCACACGGCTGGTCAATATACCGTGCACACGCGCCGTCACCTCGTTGCCCATGAACTCCGCCACGTCTGTCCGAACGTCCGGCGAAATACCCATCGTGAACGGCGAGGCCGTCATCAGCTCTGTAATTCGTATCTTACCGCTGGCCGTCTTTTCTCGCCCGGGTACGAAGCCCACCCGCTTCTGATAGCGACCGCGCGAAAATACCCCCTTGTGCCCACTGGCCATGGTGGCGACAAAGGCATGCCGGATCATGGTCGTTTTACCCTTGTGGATCGCCACCGAAATAGAAGATCCCGATTGCTTGGGCTTGAACGCGATGATCGGCAACCTACTTTCGTTAATCTTGATACCTCCGTATAGGCTGCCACTGTTGGCCTTTGGTGACACCACTGCCTGGCGCGATAGATATTTCTGCGATATGTTGTATCGCTCCTTTATCCGCTTGTTTATGCGCGGGATTGAGCGTGTCAGCGCACTATTGACGCCTTGCGCCGTGCCGCGCAATATCTCATTGGGGGATAACTTGCTGCGGAACTCGTTTTGGATCCGCTCGACCTCGCCGCGCTTTTCCTGTGTGATCTTTATCTCCATAACGTCAGATTATTGCATGGAAACGTCCGCCACATGGTCGGCCGTCTCTCCTCGTTCGTATTCTTTCAGCTTCTCGTCGATTTTGAGGTACAAATCCACCGGTTGGGGTGTCCGGCGCTTCAAATCCTCATACCACTGGCGCGATACGCCGGCCTCTCGGCATAACTGCGAAATGGACACGTTGGCCGCGTTCGCCCGCTGCCTGATGGAGTTTGCCAAATCTTTATCGCTCTTTTTCATAGCCCATATAATTTTATCTATACATCCCTTTCAACGAATCACGGCACCGTTTGTCCCTTTCGGCCCGTTGTTGCAAGTCCGCCATATTTTTCTCGATATACTCCCGTACATTTGCGGGACATTTTCCGCTCTCATACATGGCCAGTAGGTATTCGGCGGGAACTTTCGCTATTACCTCACCCTTGTAGCTGCCGAACGGCATACGTTCGGCCATTTTCTGCTTTCGATCGGCAACCTCGGCATCCCTGCGCTGCTCAATAGCGGCCTTGTTCTCCTCAACGTACCGCGCCACACCTTCCGAGCATTTCCCGTTCTCGTGGAGCCATAGCAGGTAATCGGCGGGGACGCCCAGCATGGGGCGCCCCTTGTACTTGCCGTATGGCATGGCGCTGGTGTCTGTCAGTCGCCACATGGTCAATAGCGTTTCCCGTGCTTATATCCTCGGCCCTCGTTGTACTGCATTTTCAGCATGACGTGCGTTTCAAGGTCGATGCCGAGTGCCGTGGACAAATCGAACAAACGAATGGCCGCGTCGGCCAGTTCGTCTTCGAACGTGTCTTTGATGAATGCTTCAAAATCCGATATAAAGCATTTTTGTCTATTACCCTCTTCTATGCACCTAAAGGTTGCATCCCAGCGACCAAATGCTTCCACGTTAGCCCGCTTGTTCTTGCGGTCCGCCTCCAGCGCCTCGGCGAGTTCCGAAACGGTCAGCATTAAAGCGCGGGGGATGTCGATCGGTTCATCGTGGAACCCTTTCGCTTTGGCGGTTTCAAATGCACGTCGCCCCAATTCTTTGAGTGTTAAATTTCCCATGATTATTTCATTTTTGAAAGGTTTTTACTCACATAATCCGTAAAAGCTCATGCAACTGGTCGCTGTGTCATCGTCGAACAGGCTGCCGGTCGCGTTCTGCCATTTGACATATTGTACTACATCGTTTATTGTCGGATATTTCTCGCCGCTGGTAATCGCGTGGGCGGGGATTTTATCCGGTCCAAAAAACGATGACTTCAGGTCATGCTCCAGCGTGGCAATCTGCTCGATGCGATCCGGAGATTGGCGGGAAATGTTCAGTATATCCCGCTGGCTCGCCATGACGCACGGCCAGCACCCTACACGTTTATAGCCCATCGTGTAGAGCGGATTGGGTTCAAGCCCCGCCGAGAGGATGTAGTCAATCACCTGCTGCGCCGACCAATCGAATACGGGACGCAGTAGATCGTCAGCGTATTGCTTTCGGAACACCCGCACGTCGTGACCGCGATAGGTGTGCATCTTTGGTTTGCCCGCTTTATCATAACCGTATGGCTCGAAATAGTACTTAAAGTACGTGCATTGCTTTGACATAGCCGCACGGTTCGGAGATTCCGCCGCGCGTATGCCTTGGATCATCAGCATATTATCCTGTACGTTGTCGAGCACATAGTCGATGCACGGCTTGGTTTTCAACTCTTGGGCACAGAATCGGGCACGGGTGGACGGCCAACGCTTTTTCTGCTTGGCCAAACCGACCATCCCATCATACTTGGGCGACTTGAGCGTTACGAGGTCGAGGTTTAGCCGGTCGGCGATGCGATTGATGTACTCGTAGGTCAGTGGATGCTCCCAACCCGTATCGCAGAACACGGTGGTAAAGTTCTTGGTAATATGCTCGCGCACCCACAACAGCGCCGCAAGGCTATCCTTTCCTCCGGAAAATGTTACGATTATTTTCATCTACCAAAGTGTTTTATACAGTTACAGATCGTGATTGTCGGATTGGCCCATTGCCGTTGCAACCGGCTCCCATTGTTTCGCCAGCCATTCAGCGATCGGTATGTCCCAGGTGAACGTTACAGAAACGTGCACCTCGTCCGCTTCGTCGAAAAAGGACGGAGTTTCGCGGATACGTACCAGCTCGTCGGTTGGCGTAGCATTCGTCTTGGTTGGGAATACTCGTATTATCCGTTTTTTCATATCCATTTCAGAATAATTTTTGCTGCATTTGGTGATCGATCAATCTTCAATAACCCGCACGTAGGTATCGTTTATAGTTCGACCTATCTCTATCAACCTCAACGCGACCATTTCCTCCAATACGGCACGAAAAGCGGTGAGGGATTGGGAAAACCGCGTTTTCAGCATAAGTCCGTCGCGTATGACCAGAGCGTCGGCGGGCATCCTGTTTGTAGTCCGGCGGGTGCGTTGTACCTCGCGGACGTGGCGCCGTATCTCGGCGTGCAAAGGGTTGGCTGGTTCCATTTATTGCCCGCTTAATTTTTCAACGATCCGCATCTCTCGTTCGGATAACTCCCACACTATAGCCTCTTTTTTCACCGCTGCTCTTTCGGCGGCAACTCTTTCGGCGGCGGTATGTGAGATTAAAAAACCGGAACCGTAAATCGTTTTCCCGTGCTTTTTTTGAGCATCGAGTGCAGAGCGGTGCAGCATTTCCCGCTTGTCTATCCTTATCTCACCCTTGTTTTTCACGATGTACGCTACATCCGAAACCATTAGCACGCAGTCCGGGTATTTGTATTTCGGTAATTCCGCTTTCGGCGCCGAGCAAATGGCGTCGATCCCCTCATATAGCACAGGATCACCTATTACACCGGCTTCGCCGAACATATTGGACAAAAAAGATGTATTTACTTTTGCCCCGTTTTCGTAAACGATAGCGGCGCCGCATACGATCCGTGTACAGTCAAGGTCAGCGCTGAACAATGTCAGATGCGGGGCAAACAGGAAAAACTTGATCCCTCGTTTCAGATAGAACCGGACAATTTGAGCGATGATCGAAAAGGGCGGGTTGTCGATCACCACGCAATTATCGGGATAGACCAGGCTCTCGTAATCACCACCCGGATAGAACGGGCGGACAACGGTCATTCCGTCGATATCGCAATGATCGGCTACATATTGCAAAACATAGTCGTACACCGCTGGAGGTGTATAGCAGTCGTCGGTCGTTTTCTTGGGCTTGAATTTTTCCACAAAGCCCTCGTAATCGTTGAAAAGCCCTTTTTGCGACTTTCCGCGATTCGTGAACACGTGCTCCTCTTGGCCGAATAAATTTATACTTTTCATATCATGCTGCATTTTCAAAATCCAAAATCATACGCCCCAGTGCTTCGCAGATCACGCGGGCCATTGTAACCTCAACAGCGTTGCCGATGAACTTCTTCTGCTCGGCCTGTGTGCCTACCAGCTTGTAGTTGGCGGGGAAACCCATGATGCGTTTCAGTTCGGGAATCTTCAACATTCGCATCTTCACATCGACCAGCCCGTACAGCGCCATGAACTCCTTTATCTGCACCACGATCGGGCTGTCTGTGGTATATACCTCGTAGATCAGCGTATCGCCTTCGCGGCGGATGAACGGCGCGAGATGCTGCACGTCGTTCTCCGTTGTAACGATACTGGGCGGTCTTTTGTCCATCCGTGCGATCAGCGTGAAGCACGGGCGATCTATGGGTGCCCCCGCTGATGCGAATTGCGGGTTGAGTAGATAACGACCTTTACGGGGCGGTGTTTCCGCACAATACGTAACGAGATGGTGTTTTGGCGTGGGGGTTACAGTCCCGGCCGGCAACTCGACGGACGCGGTGCATCCATTTCCGTACTGCATATTCAGGAATCGAGGACGCACCAGTTGAAACCGGTCTTTCGTCGTGACGGTCGGGGCCGGCGCCTCGACGGGCGAGTTGTAGCCGTTGCCATAATATGCCGTCAGAAAATTGCCGGACACCAGTGCGTGGTGATCTACCGTCGTGATGGCGTGCGCCGGCCCGTCGATGCTGATGGCACGGTCGGCCGGTGATCCGCTGAAATGCTTGGCAAGGAAACACGCCTTTGCCACGCCGAGCCTGCTCTGCACCGCAACCGTCGGGCAAGGATCGTCGATACCGGGCGCAACGTACTTACCGCTTTGGCTCATGGAGTTGTATTTGACCATGAACGCCTCTTTGCCACCGGCGACGAACTTAACCAGCCCTGCGTAGATGCGTTCAAAGGTCGCATCCACCAGCGGCTTTTTGCGGCCGAAGATGCTGGCGCCCTCGTCGTGCAAATCGAGCACATCACGAACCGGGCGCCACTTTGCCCGGACATCGAACAGGTTGGGAGCGGGTTTCTTGGTGTGTGTCGGCGTCGGGAAAACGATGGGCAGTTGTCCGGCGGCGAAAATCCCGAAGAACCGGCGCCGGGAGGTGTAGGCCCCGAAGTCCGCCGAATCGAGGATGCGGTGGTCGAACCGATACCCTCCGTCCTTGCAAATGCAAGCCACCCATCGGTGGTAATCCTCACCTCGACGGGTTGCGTCGGGGACCCACACGGGGGCGATGGTACGCCGCTTGTGTTTGCCTTGGCCGACTGTCTTTATCTTCAGCGGGCAATAGGCGCCGTGCCCATGTGATGCCTCGACGACTTTCACCGCGAGCGGCCCCCACGTCATGAACTCCTTGACATTTTCGATTTGGATATAGTCGGGGCGCAGCGCGTCGATGTAGCGGAAAAGGTGCTCGGCCAGCGTGCGGCTGTCTGCGTCGCGGCTTTGGCCTCCTTTGGCGATCGAGAAGTTGGTGCATTCCAGCGATGCCCACAACACCACGCGGGCGGCGGGGTATTGTTTCCGTGAGACCTCGACATGGGCCAGTAGCCGGTCGAGGTTCAGCGTGCGGATGTCCTCGACAAAGTGCAGCGCGTCGGGATGGTTGGCCGCGTGCGAAGCGATCGCGTTGGCATCGTGATTGACGCATGCGATCACCTTGGCGACCTGCTCGCCGTGCAAGCGTGCCGCCTCAACGCCCGTGCTGGTACCACCGGCACCGCAAAAGAGGTCTATGTAGAGAAATCGGATCATAGCTTTTGTTTATCGGTTTTCGGTCAGCCGAGCCACAAGCGCGGCGCATTCGTCTTTCGTTCGAGGTAGCTCGATGGTGGTGGTGCGGCCAAGGTCGGCAAATAGGCGCTTCAACATCTTGATGCGGAGCTTGCCCTGCTGCGTCGCCACGCCCTTGGTGTCGATCGCCATGTCGTAATCCGGCAGGTAAAAGTCCAGCGTGTAGGTGATCGCCCGAATGGTCTCGCCGTTGTAGGTGAACGGCTCTTGCAGGGTGTAGCGCTTTTGGAACATAAACCCGATGCCGTGCGATTTCAGCAGGTCGTGCATGTAGCGTTCGAGACGGCTGTCGAAGACAACCCCGTCGGCCTCGGTCTTCACGGCATTGCGGACTTTGCGGTTCTCCGAAGGGACGGGCGCCTCAACCGGCCGTGCTCCGGTGCGCATCTTGCGCCGGAACTCCTCGGCGGTCATGCCGGTGCGTATCATCCTCCGGAACTCCTCGGCGGTCATGGTGTCGGTATTGTTGGTTGCTTTCGGCTTCATGCTTGCGGCCCCGTCATGTCGATTTTACGCTGCCAGTACTTCGTGCCGTCGGGCATTTGGAACATTTGGAAGTCGTCGCTGGAGGCGCGGCGACTATAAACCTCGTCGCACATCTCGTTGTACGTGTATTTGCGGCCCGTCGTGGCTTTACGGCTCTTGATGATGAAGTCGTGGGCCACGAACGAGGCGAACGTGGAGTAAGCGGATTTGTTCTTGTAGGCCCCTTTGTTGTCGATCTGTGCGATGATGCGGTTGATGTCCTCGGCGCTGAACTTGGCGAGGATGTCGCGGGCCTGCTCCTCGGTGAGCGGTTCGGCCATCATGGTGATCGCGGGGAAAGCGGACTCCAGCCAGGCAAGAAACTCGGCAGCTTGGTTTCCCCCCAAACCCCCTTTCCATTCAGTAACTACTGTGTGTGTTATTATATCACCATCAGAATCATAATCAATATCATAATCATGGTTTTTTTTGCCACGTTTGGTTTTTTCTGTTTCGTTTGGATATTTTTCAAACCGTTTGGTTTTTTCTGTTCCCAATCGGTTCTCCTTTTCGCCCACATTCTCGGTTTCATTCGTATTTCCGTTAAACCGTTCGGTTTTTTCGCTTTCCATTCGGTTATCTTCGTTTACGATTGGTTTATATGTTTCCGATTGGTTCACAGTTTCGGCGTCAGCTTTCTTCGGGCGCCCGCCTCGCTTCCCGTTCTCTCGGTTCTGCTGACATTTGGCATCGTACCTTTCCGAATATGAGTCTATCGAGGCCCTGATGAACTCGAAGCACATGGACGTTATGCCATCCAAGGATGGCATATCTTCTCCGGATGTATACGCAAAAAGCGCCGTCAACAAATCTCCCCGCTGCTCTCGGGATAGTAATTGTACCTGCGGGTAAAAATCGCAGCGTAAGATAAATGTACCTTTACCCGCATTTTCTTTGTTTTTCATACTCCAACCTTAAATTTCAATCTCTATTCTTCCGGTGCGTCCAACTCCCGACAAATGGCATCCGCAACTCTTACCGCCCACTGCGCCGCCTTTTCGGGTATGTGTCCGATCCCGCAATCATTCGATGCCATGATGCCCTGCAAGGCCATCCCCGCAAACCATTCACGGCGGGATAACTTTCGGGCGATTTTCTTGCCCCTCGGCGCCGGCGCGGTAATGTTTTGCGTCGCGGGATCCCGTTCTGTCTTTTTCGTCCAATTTTCGCAGTAATTTGAACCGTGGTTAATGTCGAGGCAGTTTGTCCTGTTTTTGTGATCTTCAGGGTATTCACATTCTCCGACTCCATTGGCATCCTCATTCTTGAAGCAAGCACACGATCCGCACACCTTTGTTCCGTTTTCCGTCGCCTTGTTGTACTCCGCCCTGATGTCGGCGGAACATTCGGGACATAGCACCGATTCATCGCTCGTGACGACCCACTCCTCATTGCAATCCGGGCATCCGTACTCCTCGCAATTATCGCATTGCACCAGCGGCATCCCGCACTCGGGGCATGTTTTTGGATTATTCATTATCGTAATGTTTTAGATATGACGGTAACATTTTGCAACCCAAGTCTGTGCAGCCGTTTCGGCCACCGCAAACGGCCTTACAAAGGGCTATTCCGGCTCGCACCCGAGCATCCTCCTCGGCGAGTTCAGCAACGTTTGCCATCGCCGTGCGTAGTTGCCATTTGGCGTGCTCTGACATATCTACTTCGAGGTGAGACATACATCCGTCGATAAACTCTTTTGCTCTTTCGCTTTTCATCTCTTTTTTAGGGTCAAAATGGGAAATCTCGTTGCTCCTCTGTCCGGCGCTCTCGGCAGGTCTTGCCGAGTGTGGCGGTCAAATAGAGCGGGTCGTATTGGCAACCGATTTGCTTGGCGACCCACAAGGGGATCCGCCCGTCGCCGAGGTATGCCGCGGTGATCGCATCGCATAGCTCGCATTCTTCGTGCTTGATGCACCGGTCGCAATTCTCGGCATCCCAGGTTGCCAGCTCGCTGCCGCTTCCGAACGTCCTCACGGGCGTGTCCTTTTCAAATGGTCGATTGTTCCATTCCATAATCGGGGGTATTAGTTTGTCAAATACAACCGCACGCGGCCGTCGTCGTATAGCTGGAACCGCAGGCCAAGTGCTTCCAAAACATCCTCATAGTTACCTCTGATGTAATCGGAAATGTATTTGCGAGAAATATCCTCGCAATAACGAATGGTGAGAAAACGTAGTTCTCGCTCGCTGTTGCACTCGATAATATTGTAGAATGCGCCGGAACATCCGCGAAAAAATTTACGTCTAACATCTATCGCGGCGCCTTTCATCTGTTCAAATGTCGGTTTCATGGCATACGGTTTTATGTAGGTTATTTTTACCTCCCATCCACCCGAATGGGTCGGGCATACAGTCCAGTTTTACGCGATCCATTGCCCGCACTTTTTTACGCGGAAGTTCGTGCCGATATATCAGCGTCCTTATGCTGGCAACCGGTCGCCCGAACTCCTCGGCGATGGTGAAGACGTCCACGCCGGCCATATACCGAGCGATCACGTCCTGCACGTCGCGTTTCTCCCATCGTCTGCTCCTCTTTTCCATTGTTGCGGGTTATTCGTGTTTGTCGAACCAGCTGGCGCGGTTGCTTTGCGACGCCACCAGTTCGATGCGCTCCGCAAGCACTCGGCACTTGCTGTTTCGTGTTCCGTCCTTGATTATCTCGATCAGCCCCTCGGCGGCCCACCGGTCGACCGTACCACGGCCGAATTTCCGGTAGCACTGGGTAAGGGTGTAGTATTTCGCATCGTCGGCCAGCTCCGCCCGGGCCATACGATACCCGGCAGCGTAGGCGGCGGCTATCTGCTGCAAATGCAGTCGGTCGAGAGGTTCGTGGTTCATGGTATTACGATTTACGGGTTACTTTGATAACGCCGGTTCCCCTCAACGCGGAGACCGACAATTTGATGTTTTTACCCTTGCAGTAGCGGCTGGCGTTGGCCCGCACGCTCGATTCGGTAAACTCGGCAACGCTGAACTCGACGCTTTCGCCAAGCCTCAACGCGGCAAAGGTTTCGGCAAAGTTTACGGTTCGGACTAATTCGGCCATAATTAAAAATCTGTTTATGTTTTGTTCCCGCGCCGGTATCGCTCCGGGTAACCGCTTGACGGTTCGCGGGAGGGTGTTGCACTCAATAACTTGATTTCAGAACAATCAGCGTCACTGTTTGAGGTCACCCATTACTCCGCGATTCATGCGATCACGGACACGCTCCTCGCAACCTTCAAGGAACATCCGCAGCCCGGCGATCTGCTTTTCGTTCTGCGGCGACGGGAAACGGTTATTCAGTTTGATAGCACGGTCGAGCAGAATATAGGCTAACTGCTCCGACTGCACGCCATTAATGACACTTCCGTCGTCATTTTTCTGTACAAACTGAATGCGGGTTTCGACGGGCACATACTTTGCTTTTCCGTCAGAAAAGCCCTCCGAGTGTTGAATCGCATAGCAATGCGCCCCGCCATATACCGGGTCATCGACAACACAGATGGTTTTTTCCTCACTCGGGAACACTTGATAATCTAACTTTTTGAACATACTATTTTTGTTTTTATGCCTTTCGGCGGTTTGTTTTTCAATCAATTCAGGGTTGTCGTGGATATTGCCCTTGATCTCGAAAAAATGGGTAGAATCCATGTAGCCCCAGTTCGGGGTGTTGAAACCACATGCGGCTTCGTCCCATTCGATTATGATCTGAAAGGGCCAATATCTGCCGTTAATACTCCCGTTGCTTCCACCGATGATGTCGCCCTCGTAAATCTCGGCACTGTGCATGTCTTTGAGGCCCGTGTACTGGCCGACGGTGGCGGGGATAACCTCCGTGTCGGCGGCCCTCATTTTCCCCGTGAAAGGCAGGATAAAACACCGTTCGCCTCGGCGGATCAGCGAACCGTACAACCATGCACCGGTCTGCTTCGATTGCCCTCTAAATTTTACGTCTCTCATAATCTCGTTATTTTGATTATATTTGTAATTACTAACGTAATGACACTGCAAAGATGATAGAAATATTTATCACATGCAAATAATTTGAAGAAAATATTTTTCAAAATCATGTTAAAAGACAGATTGGATTTAATAATCAAGGAGTTAGGATTATCTGGTAGACAGTTCGAAAAGGAGTGTGGACTCCCACCTGGCTCTTATTCCAGTATATCCGATGGGGTTGGTGCGAACAAATTGAAGCAAATACTTATCAAATACCCACAAATATCATTAGATTGGATAATTATGGGAGATGGGGATATGTTCAAAAAAAATGAGTCCCAAATCGAAAAAATTGATAAAAATTCAGAGCGAATTGATAAGCTATTAGACATCGTTGCCTCCCAGCAAAAGACCATCGAGGAGCTGACGAAGAAAGTGGGAAACGCTGTAACCCTCCGTGCTGCCACGGCGGGGGCATAAGATTGCACCGAGGCAGCGAGAGGGAGGGCGCCCTTGATATGGCGATTGCCGCCAAACAGCCGACAGAATTTGATATAATGCTATTTCACGCGTTTGCAGAATGAAAATCTATATCGAGAAAATAGGAAAATCGTTTCGCGTCCACTCGCCGGAACTCCAACAAATCAAAGAGAGCATTTTTTTTGTCGATAATATTGAATGCAAATCGGGCAATGTGTCTGACGCATTATCGGATTTTAATGAATTGATTTTGCGAGAATTTATTGAGTTTTTCGTCAATGAACATGGCGGAAACCTTACAGATTTGCCCGATTATCGGCATGTTGAATACATATTCGACTCGGATTCATTTGAAAATTATTACTTGGCAGACCCGACTGTGTACACAAAGGAAAGACACCCAAAGACACCGAAACGCAACCGCAATCCATTTTACGAAAAAATATTGTCAGGCGAGATTGTTGTGGAGGAAAAACTATCGGGTGACTCCCTGGTGCCGGATTTGGAGCATGCGGATCCCAATAGTCCGTTTTACGACAAAAAGGTAGTATTTACTGGTGTGCTTGAATCAATATCCCGTAGCGAGGCGGCCGAGATCGTCAAAGCAATGGGTGCAGATATTAACAACTCGATCAGCAGCTTGACAGATTATGTTATCGTCGGCGCGGATGCGGGACCATCCAAATTAAAAAAGATCGAGGATTGTAATGCGAAAGGTGCTAATATTCGGGTTATTTTCGAATCCGAATTTTTGAAAATGATAAAATAAAAAATCCCCCGATCACTCCGGGGGATTTCCAATATTGCAGGGTAGGATATGAGGGGTTACGATGGTTCTTTCCCCGCCTCTTTCATGATCGCATTCCGGTGCCGCATCATCGCGGCGAGGTCGTCGTTGCTGTCTTTCGGGCACAAGAAGATGAAGAAAGCGAAAGTTTGCTCGAAAGTTTCTGTCGGAAATCACACAAATCTTTGCGCGAAACTTTGTAAAAAGCCCCCGGAGCATCTCCGGGGGCTGCCGTTTCCAAATAGGTCGTCGTCAAACAATAACTACCGGTAACAGCGATTCATTACGGCACGATCGAGGAGAACGCCACCGCGAACCGGTGCAGCGCCTCGACGATCTTGCGGCGCTGGGCAGGGCGGGGCTTGGCCTTATCGTTCGCATAACGGCCCAACTGGGCGGCCGGTATGCCGGTCAGTTCCGCCAGCTTGGTGTCCTTGATGTACTCGCGTGCATATTTCAACGCGCTGACTGCATCGTACTCCAGTTCGATCTCATACGCTCCGTCCAAATATGCCTTGTAGGGAAAGCCCATCTCCTTGGCCGTTTTGATGTAGAGCGCAACGCCCTCTTTCATGTCGGCAACGGCCGCCTCGACGGTATCGCCCATGCCGGCAAACATATCCTTTTCCATCATGGCCGAAATCGTTCCGTCCGATGCCCATTCGATGATAACCTTTACCTTTTCCATAGTCGTGTGTGTTATTTTGTTTCCGGTTGCCCGGGGAGGGGGCTTATTTCAGCCCCATCTCCCGGATAAACCGCCTTGCTATTCCCGAACCCATCTCTTTCGAGCCGTGAAAAGGAACCGAAACCGTTTTGCCATCCTTTTCATAAATTACGTGGCTCCCTGTCTGTCGAATAGATCGCCATCCATTTTTTAGGATTAGGCGGTGCAACTCACTTGATTTCATATTACCCTTTGTTATTGTTTGACGATACAAAGATAATGCAAAATATATCATTATCCAAATAAATAGTATATTATTTTATACTTTCGTAGAAAATAATTAGTATTTGCTCTTCACGTAGTCCAAAACGATGCGGTTATTCGTGTCGTTGCGCGTGAACCGGCGGTGAATGTACCCCCGCGTGGTCTTGAGACTTTTGCCGCTTTCGAGGCCGGTAGCTGCCCCGACGTGATTCAGTGCCAGCGCGATGTCGGCCTCCGAGATCCCGCACTCCTCGGAGGCAAGGGTGGCCCAGGTGTGGCGGATGTAATAGGTACTCAACGGCACATCGATACCCAAGTGCGCGGCAAGCTGTTTGCAGCCCGCATTCACGTTGTGGTTGAACTCTCGAAAATTGGCATACATTTTATAGAACGAGAACAACCGTCGTTTGTCGGGGTCGCGATACTTGTGGATCAGTGGCAGCGCCTCCGGCTCGACCTTTACGGACATCAGCGCCTCATCCTTGCGACGGGTGGCCGTCTTTTGGCGGTGGTAGGTGATCCGATCCTCCACGATCTCGGCATCGTCTCCGAACAGGTCGGCGGTGTTCATGGCCAACAAGTAGAACGAGAGCGCCAGCACGTCCCGCGCCAACTGCATGCGCTTGCCCGGGACCGCCTCGGCTTTCAGGATCTTCACGAGGTCATCCTCGGAAAGATCGCGTTTCTCCGGTTCCTCTTTCACCTCGACCTGCAATTTCTTGCTGCCGAACGGCCGGTGCGTGATCAGGACCGCCTCGGCATCCTCGTCGTTGTACTTATCGCAGGCCGCATTAAAAAGGGTTTGCAGGTCGGCCAAATAGTCCTTTGCCGTTTGCGCTTTGCACCCGGGGCGCCGCACCGTCACCTCTTTTCCGTGCTGGTTCGTTCGTGTCTGCTCGTGCGGTTTCTGCATATACTCGACGAATCCCTGCAAGTTCTTAACGTTGATTTCCTTGACGAATACGGTGGAACGCCCGAAATAGTCGGTTAGGTTGCGAATGACGGCCTCAAATCGTCCGGCCGTCCCATTACGCCCCTCGGCCCTCAACGCCTTAATATGGCCCTCGCAAAAGGCAATGAAGTCGATGCCCGCACCGCCGTCCGTCGTCGTGTACTTTTCGATATAGTCCGCCAACTCGCGGGCCGTGTATTGCGAGAGGTTCGAACCGAGGTTCCGCAGCAGGATATTTTCGTACTCGATGATGTCACGGTCGATCATCCGCACAACCTCGGTGTCCTTGATGGTTTTGAAGTCTGTCGTGATCTGTTTACGCGAAACATAGACGTCGGTCGGCATGTAAACCGACTTGCGATTATGCGTTATTCGAATCGAAACACGAAATTTCCCATCACGGCGCTGGTGATGCTTGAATACGGTGGGCTTGTAGGTTGGCATACTTGTGTGGCTTTGCAAAACATTCGTAAAACAAAGCTACATATTTCTCACGAAATATGTGTAAGAGTATGCAGAAAAAGAAAACCACCCGTATAGGTGGTTTTCTCAAAAATGCCCTCTATATGCGTTTGAGGCCGTTTTTTACTTGGTGGAGAATATCGGAGTCGAACCGATGACCTCTTGCATGCCATGCAAGTCTATAATTTCAAGGTAAAATCCCCTAAAAATCTACCATACAGCGCATTTACCATAAAATCAACCTTCTACGCCCGTCTTATTTTACACACTTTTACACACATTTCGGTAAAAATATGTAGCTTTGTTTGTCCATTGTTTGTCCAAAATTCAAAGTGTATGCCTACATTTTCTATCGAGATCAGAGAGAAGAACGAGCGGCGGGACGGTAAATTTCCGGTATCCATCCGCCTTACCCATAAAAGGGAAGTAAGAAAAATATCTACCGGCGTATATGTCAGTCGGAAGCAGGTAAAGCCTGATTTTTCCGGGATCAAAGATACAACAATTTTGAAAGGATTGTTAAATGACATATCGAAATACGAGGATATGCTGGCCAAAGGACTGGGCACGGACTTGAGCCGATTTTCTGCGGCCGACCTGGTAAAGTATATCGAATCACAAAAGGCAACGGAGGGCGGCGTGGGCATTGACTTCATTGCATTTTGCGATAACCATATTCAGGCGTTGAAGGCCGAGGGACGGGATGGTACCGCTGGACGATTCGAGGCCGTTATTCGCAACCTAACCGACTATTTCGGGCGTTCTATCGTATTCGTCAAGGAGATCAACGTAAAGAATTTGCAGGGATTCGTTGAGTATATGCAGAAACCGCACGAACAGACGCGGACAAACCAGCACGGAAAAGAGGTTACGGTGCGGCGCCCCGGGTGCAAGGCGCAAACGGTAAAGGATTATTTGGCCGACATCCACACCCTATTCAATGCGGCATGCGACCACTACAACGACGAGGATGCCGAAACGGTTCTAATCACCCACCGACCGTTCGGGAGTAAGAAATTACAGGTCGAGGTCAAAGAAGAACCCGAAAAGCGGGATTTGTGCATCGAGGATCTCGTAAAGATACTAAACGCCGAGACTGTCCCGGGTAAGCGTATGCAGCTGGCACGGGACGTGCTGGCGCTCTCGTTCTACTTGTTGGCCATGAACACCGCCGACTTGTTCGGTGCCGATGTCGAACTCGAAGACGATCGGATCATCTACCACCGGCAAAAGACGGCTAACCGTCGTAAAGACGAAGCGTTGATGTCCGTGAAGATCGAACCGGAGGCGCTGTCACTGATTGAAAAGTACCGAGATCCCGACAAACGGCGGTTGTTCTCATTTTATAAAATGTACGCTAATTTCCGGGACTTTAACCACAACGTAAACGCGGGCTGCAAACAACTTGCCGCGCACTTGGGAATCGATGTGCCTTTAAGTACTTATTATATGCGCCACACATGGGCTACTCTTGCCTCCGAGGAGTGCGGGATTTCGGAAACTGACATTGCGCTGGCGCTTAATCACGTTGGGGTGGCTTCCGGCTTCGAAAGCGGCAAAAGCCTTAAGACCACGCGGGGGTACATTCACCGCCGGTTCACGCGCAACGACACGAATAACCGCATTGTTTTGGACTACGTAAAAAGTAAATACTAATTATTATCTATAAAAGTATAAAATAATATACTATTTATTTGGATAATAATATATTTTGCATTATCTTTGTACTGTCAAACAATAACAAAGGGTAATATGAAATCAAGTGAGTTGCACCGCCTAATCCTAAAAAACGGATGGCGATCTATCCGACAAGCAGGGAGCCACGTAATTTATGAAAAGGATGGCAAAACGGTTTCGGTTCCTTTTCACGGTTCGAAAGAAATGGGTTCAGGAATAGCACGGCGGTTTATCCGGGAGATGGGGCTGAAATAAGCCCCCTCCCCGGGCAACCGGAAACGAAATAAATACACACGATTTATGGAAAAGGTAAAGGTTATCATCGAATGGGCATCGGACGGAACGATTTCGGCCATGATGGAAAAGGATATGTTTGCTGGAATGGGCGATACCGTCAAGGCGGCCGTTGCCGACATGAAAGAGGGCGTTGCACTCTATATCAAAACGGCCAAAGAGATGGGTTTTCCCTACAAGGCATATTTGGACGGAGCGTATGAGATCGAACTGGAGTATGACGCGGTTAGCGCATTGAAATATGCACGAGAGTATATCAAGGATACTAAATTGGCGGAATTGACCGGCATTCCGGCCGCCCAGTTGGGACGTTATGCCAATGATAAAAGTAAACCACGCCCGGCACAACGTCGTAAGATTATCGAGGCGTTGCACAAATTCGCGGCGCCGTTCTATTCGATTGTGTTGTGACGAATTGCTGTTACCGGTAGTTATTGTTTGACGACGACCTATTTGGAAACGGCAGCCCCCGGATTACTCCGGGGGCTTTTTTATTCTTCATCTTCGGTCTGCAATTCCGCCTCGTCCGTCTTCTCGATTTGTAATACCTGATGTGCATTCAACGGAGAAACCACCTTGCGGCCGGTTCTTGCTTCGAGTTCCAGCCGGGCATTGCGGGCAATTGTGCCGCCTTGTCGCGCGACCGCTTTGTGTGCTGCAAGCGTCCGAGGGTCGGTTGCTTCGGTTATGTCCTTTGTCGAAGCCTCCGCAAGCATGTTGAGGATGAGTTCTGTGTTGGTCATATTATCCCGCAAGTTTTCTTTCCGCAACCCTTTATATGCCTTGTATTCACGGGTGGTGAAGCCAGACCACACATTCGTGATTATGTCAGTCAGTGTGGCAAATTGCTGGCCCTCCTGCACCCCTCGCTTTTTCCACGCGTCGGTCAGGTCTTTACGAACCTCGATCGCTTTCAGACGCTGGTTGATCCAATTATCCGAATACCCCAATCGCTTGTAATCGACCATTGCTTGCTGAATCGACAGTTCCGGATCCTGCATCTGATCGAGACGGTCGGCAGCCACCTGCGCCATCCACTGTTTGAACGGCTCCGCTTTCGGCGAGGGGATTGACTGGATGATCCGGAACATACCCTGCGTCGTGGCGCAGTTCACCCGTTGGCGACCTCCAGCAGTCTGCACGGAAAGGGGGGTGACAATTTGTCCCCACCCTTTGGATAGCTCCGGATCGCGCTTCTTCATCTTTTTGATATAGTCCGTAGGATTCACGCTGTCGGTCAATACACCGACGACATCCACGATCGAAAAATACCACTCCTCCGTTTGGTCATCCCATACGGTGCGCACCTTGCGCTCTTCAAATAATTGTATGGCTTGTTTCTGCGTCATATGTATATTTGATATTCATGTTGAGGTCGAAAGGACAACATCGGCAAAGATAGAGGGAAAACGACACCCCGGATCACTCCGGGGATTTTTTATTATGTTGTTGTGGCTAACAATATAATCAGGAATATAAATCCTAAAATACACCAAAGTACTCGGATGATTTTTTGGAGTTTTTTATTTTGCACTATATTCTTTTGAGTGATGTTAGTCGGTATTTCGGTTATGGTTGTGCTGATCGTTGGGGTGTCAAGAACCGATATTTTCATTAACGATATTTTTTGCCCCTCTTGCCTGTAAGTCTCTATTTTTAGACGCGTATATTTGGATGGTCTTCTTTTATCGCCGACCAAAACACAATTTGTTGATTTTTTTACAAGGGTTTGAAAATTTACACCCATATCTTTCAAAATATTCCTTATTGTCCCGAAAAGGTACATATTGAAAGTTTCAGTCTCTATAACGACATTTTTATCCCTCAATTCCAACTTTTCCAATTTGGAACGCAGATCATTAAGGAGGACTTGGGCATCCGATAAATTCTGGGTATTTGTTGTCTCGCCTATTTCAACGGGGAGTGTATGACTTTTCTTTGTTGAAGAGCGGGATATTTTTGTGCGTTTATAAATCCCTGTGCCCGGCAAACCATTATTTATATATACTCCTCTTTTACCAACACTAACGGATGCGCCTTTTACACCAAACGAGGTGCTAATGCCTCCTTTACTTAAATTCAAATTTACGCCCGGAGCAATTTTAATTCTTTTTCTAAAGCTAACCATAGCATTGGATTATTCTGCGAAAGCGTGAAACAATAATATATCCAGTTTTGTAATCCGTTTTGTCGTGGCGGTCGTGTCGAGGTTGTGAGGCCGGGCCGCGTCTTTGATCGGATAATCGGGTGTCAGTATAAATCGTTCGGGTTGTTTTATCCTTGTACCGCCTTGCCAGCAACACCCTGCACATCCGCCGCAGCCCCTTTTTGGGCTAATAATTCGATCGTCTTTTGCTGGGAGGCGACAATATCCAATAATTTATCGATTCGTTCCGAATTTTTATCATTTTTTTCTTCAGGGACTTTATTATTTGCGAGCATTGGGCCTCGGTCAAGCACAAGCCACTCTAAACTTAAATCCGGAAATTTCTCTATAATTATTTTTGCCTTATCGACGCCAATAGTGTTTCCACTATCCAAAAAAGATGTAGATAGTCCGGTTATAGTATAAAATTTGTTCTTGCTAATTCCCTTACTATCAATATAATATTTTATTTTTTCTTTTGTTGTCATAAATTTTAATATAATTATTTTGTTTTTCTAAATAATTATTTAGATATTTGCATTGTAATTACAATAGTAATTACAAATATAATCAAAATAGCGAGATTATGAGAGAGATTAGGTACAGAGGTATAGGTATCGCAGAAAGGAAATGGGTATTCGGTTCCTTGTGGTTTGATACGCGCGATGGGGTAACCCTCATTTGGAGCGAAGAACTAAAATACTGGGTTCGGGTCGATCCCGCCACCGTCGGCCAGTACACGGGGTTGAAAGACGAACACGGTAAAGAGATTTACGAGGGGGGATATTGTGTTGCATTTCTCAAACAAATATGCAGAAGACGAATACGCCTTTTTGGTAAACACCGCCGGAATAGACCCGAAACATTTACACTACTATGTTGTTTCATGGAATAATACAGAGGGTGGATTTGGCTATGTTTTATTGAAAGAACTCCACACAAATAACCCCGATATGTGTGGTTTTAATCCGTGTCTCGGATTTCTCGTCGGCAATATCCACGATAACCCCGAATTGATTGAAAAACAAACCGCCGAAAGGCACAAAACTAACTAAGACTATGAACAGAATTAAATTGGGTGACAAAGTTCGCAGCACAGTGTCCGGATTCTCCGGAACGGTAACGGCAATATGCCACTATCTGTACAACGAATCGCAGTACTGTGTGAAACAGAATGCGCTTGTAAATGGCGATGAGAAAGTTTGTTGGTTTTCCATCGGAGAACTCACAACCGCCCCCGAATGCGAGATGGGCGAATGCGATAAGTAACAAATTTCCCGACCGGGTGGCACGTGGGCGGTTCAACTCCGCCCCCGGGAGCAAAACAAACACAGATTTTCAATTATGGCCGAATTAGTCCGAACCGTAAACTTTACCGAAACCTTTGCCGCGTTGAGGCTTGGCGAAAGCGTCGAGTTCAGCGTTGCCGAGTTTACCGAATCGAGCGTGCGGGCCAACGCCAGCCGCTACTGCAAGGGTAAAAACATCAAATTGTCGGTCTCCGCATTGAGGGGAACCGGCGTTATCAAAGTAACCCGTAAATCGTAATACCATGAACCACGAACCCCTTGACCGACTGCATTTGCAGCAGATAGCCGCCGCCTACGCTGCCGGGTATCGTATGGCCCGGGCGGAGCTGGCCGACGATACGAAATACTACACCCTCACACAATGCTACCGGAAATTCGGCCGTGGTACGGTCGATCGGTGGGCTACCGAGGGGCTGATTGAAATAATCAAAGACGGAACCCGCAATAGTAAGTGCCGTGTGCTGGCGGAACGTATAGAGCTGGTCGCCTCGCAAAGCAACCGCGCCAGCTGGTTCGACAATCACGAATAATCCGCAGCGATGGGAAAGATGTACAGACGATGGGACAAATTCGAGGTGCAGGACGTAATCGCCCGCTATCTGTCCGGCGAGGATGTGCAGGCAATCGCCGAGGAGTACGGACGATCGGTTCGCAGCATAGAGATGATGATATATCGGCAAGGGTTGCATCGTCGTGTAAAGTCACCGGTAAATGACCGCGCAAAACTGGACTGTATGCCCGATCCGTTCGAGTGGATGGGCGGAAAGGATCACCTATAAAAACCGTATGAAATGGAACAGACTTTCGAGCAAATGAAGGACGCGGCGAAAGAGGTACATCACCGATTTTACAAGTATTGCACCTCCTCGTTCAATGATATTGTTAATACCGACAATGTGCGAGATTTGCGCCGTGTCGTGATCCGTTATCGCGATTATGTTTCAGACCCTCGGGCAGCCCACTATATCCGTGAGAATTATGCGGATGTATTGGAGGCGCTGGGGCTGCGGATCCAGTTTTACATCGATGGCCGTGTACGGCTGTATTTGGCAAACTAATATCCCCGATTATGGAATGGAACAACCACCCCTTTGAAAAAGACACGCCCGTAAGGACGTTTGGCAGCCGCAGCGAGTTGGCGGCCTGGGACGCCGAGAATTGCGATCGGTGCATCAAGCACGACGAATGCGAGCTGTGCGATGCGATCATGGCGGCGTACATCGGCGACGGGCGGGTACCGCTGTGGGTCGCCAAGCGGATCGGATGTCTATATGACCCGCTCTATTTGTCCGCCAGTCTCGAAAGCACGTGCAGGGAGCGCCGGACGGAGGAGGAACGAGATTTTCCATTTTAACCATAAAAACACGATATAATTATGAATAAGCCTGACACATGCCCCGGGTACTCCGCCGACATCGATACGGAATACAACAGGGTGACGGAGAACGGAACCAAGGTGTGCGGATCGTGCAATTGCTTCAAGTATGAAGACGCCAACGGGTATGGTGAATGCGAATACCACGATGTCCCCGAAAGCTATTTCGAAGCTCGTCACTGCTCCGATTACTGTGGGAATTGGATTCCGAAAACTAAATGAGTAAGAAAATTTAAGGTTGGGAAATTATGGCAAGACCGAGAAAACTAAATGCGGACTGGTTCCCGCACGACGTAAACGAACGAAACAAACCGATGGTAAAGGCCATTCGGCGCAAGTTTTCACACTTGGGGTATGCGGTATGGACTTATTTGCAGGAAACGCTGACCAGTAGCGATTTGTTCCGCATCAAGTGGGACGATGTGACCGTCGAGTTGCTGGCGGCCGATTACGACGTTGAACCGGAGGATCTGATAGCGATAGTAGAATATGCTGTCAAAATCGGCCTGTTGGAAATCGGGGATGGGTTTATTTTCTCCGCCGAACACCGTAACGGCCTGAAACCTTTGCTATTAAAGCGCGAGCGCGATTTGCTTTTCCTTGATAATAAGGCAAAAAGCAAAACAGACGCAGGGGGCGCGGAAATTATCGACGCCGAAAATGAGCCGAAAACAAGCGAAAACACAACGAAAAAGGAGCGAAACCCCAAAAATGAAATGATTTTCGACGCTGAAAATGTTGAAAAAACAGAGCCGGCGGGAGTTTTCGACGCCGAAAACAGGCGGAAACAGGGTTTTTCGTCAATTATCGGCGAATTTCCTTTTTTTAAGAGTAAGAGTAACAGTAAGAGTAATACACACACAGTAATCCCTACATGGAAAGGGGGTGTGGGGGAAAACCAAACCGCCGAGTTCCTCGACTGGCTCGATTCGGCCTATCCCGAAATCGCAGCGATGGCCGAACCGATCACCGAGGAGCAGGCCCGCGACATTCTGGCCAAGTTCAGTGCCGAGGATATAAACCGCATCATCGCGGCAATGGACAACAAAGGGGCGTACAGGAACAAATCCGCATACTCGACGTTTGCCTCGTTCGTGGCTCACGACATCATCATCAAGAGCCGCAAAGCCGACACGGGCCGCAAATACACGTACAACGAGGTGATCGCCGAGGTGGACGGAGGCCGGGGGGCGTGGGACGATTTCCAGTTCCTCGCAATGCCCGACGGCACGAAGTACTGGATGCGTAAAATCGACATAGCCGCAATACAAGCATGAGACGAAGATCGACCAACAACACCGACACGATGACCGCAAGCGAATTTAGACGGCTTATTTCCGGCGATCTCCCCCGAAATAGTATAACTACACCGATCGGCAATCGAAAGGTCTTAAACGCGACGAAAACAGAGGAAAACGGGGTAATCTTCGACAGCCGACTCGAACGCTACATGCACGATCTGCTGAAATCGCACGGAATAGGCTTTCTGTTTCAAAAGCGCTACACCCTGCAAGAGCCGTTCACCTACAACGGGGAGAACGTTCGGGCGATCACCTACACGCTGGACTTCTACCTGCCGGATTACGACATGGCGATCGACACCAAGGGCATGGCCACCCAGCAGGGCAAACTCCGCATCAAGATGCTGAAGCGCCTGTTTGCCGACCTTGGCCGCACCACCACGATCGAGTTGCCCCGCACAAAAGACGAATGCGCCGCGCTGGTGGCTCGGCTGACTTCAAACCGATAAAACGAAAGCTATGCAGATCAATACCACCTACAACATGGATGCGCTTGCGGCGGCCCGACTGCTGCCGGACGGTTGCGTGGACTGCATCGTCACTTCGCCGCCGTACTACGGGCTACGCGACTACGGTGTAGACGGTCAGATCGGGCTGGAAGAAACGCCGGAGGTTTTCATCGATCATCTTGTGACGGTATTCCGCGAACTGTGGAGAGTACTCAAGCCGGAGGGGACGTTGTGGGTGAATATGGGCGATAGCTATGCCGGTAGTAACCGCGGTGCTGACGATGTCAAACCCAAGGACTTGATCGGGATCCCGTGGATGCTGGCGTTCGCCCTACGTACTGATGGCTGGTACTTGCGTCAGGACATTATTTGGCACAAGCCGAACCCGATGCCCGAGAGCGTGACGGATCGCTGCACCAAGGCGCACGAGTATATTTTCCTTTTCAGCAAATCGGCCCGCTATTACTTTGATGCCGAGGCGATCAAGGAGCCAGCGACCGGGTGGAACGGATCGAAATTCGAGGATGGCAAGAACCTGATCAACCATCCGAACGTCGGCAAGAACCGGCAGCGCAAGCCGGCAGGATGGGACACGGGGAAAGGCGGCCACGGATCATTCCATCGCTCCGGTCGTGCGGAAGCGATTGAATACACCGAGATAGCGCCGGAAGCTTCAACGACGCGCAACAAACGAAGCGTGTGGACAGTTCCCCCGCAGCCGTTCAAAGAGGCCCATTTCGCCACGTTCCCCGAGGATTTGATCGTGCCGTGCATCCTTGCCGGGTGTCCCGCCGGTGGCCTCGTACTCGACCCGTTCAACGGCTCCGGCACCACGCGCATCGTGGCCAATAAACTCGGCCGCAATGCTATCGGTTTCGAATTAAATCCCCAATATATCGAAATAGAGAACAGACGCCGCAGTAAAGAGCTGGGGATATTTGAAAGCATTACGCTATGATCCGCTTTCTGTACATAGACCTCTTTTGCGGCGCCGGTGGAACATCTACAGGCGTTGAGGCGGCACGGTTGCACGGCGAGCAGGTCGCCAAGGTGATCGCGTGCGTCAATCACGATGCCAACGCGATCGCTTCGCACGCGGCCAACCATCCCGACGCGCTGCACTTTGTCGAAGACATCCGCACGTTGAACCTCGACCGGATGCTGGCCCATGTCGAAGCCATGCGGAAACAATACCCTGCCGCCCGCGTGGTGTTGTGGGCGTCGCTGGAGTGCACCAACTTCTCGATCGCTAAGGGCGGCCAAAGCCGCGACGCCGACAGCCGCACGCTTGCCGAGCACCTTTTCCGATACATCGACGCACTGCGGCCCGACTACATCCAAATCGAGAACGTCAAGGAGTTCATGACGTGGGGGCCGCTCGTGGTGAAAGTCGTCGAGGCATCGGCCGGTCATGGCGAATACTGTCCACTGGCGATAAAGACCGAGGGCACCGGCAAACACAAGCGCCGCACCATCGCCCCCGTGTGGGTGCCCGATGCCGCCCATCGCGGCGAGCATTACCGCCGGTGGGTGGATCGCATTTGCGCGGACGGAGGCTATCGGTTCGACCACCGCATCCTCGATTCGGCGGACTTCGGGGCCTACACCTCCCGCCGCCGGTTCTTCGGGATTTTCGCCGCCGGCCGGCTGCCCATCGTTTTCCCGACGCCCACCCATGCCAAGAAGCCCGCCCCCAACTTGTTCGACGCCCGCGCTAAGTGGCGCCCGGTTCGTGACGTGCTGGACTTGCACGACGAGGGCGCCAGCATATTCGGCCGCAAAAAGCCGCTGGTGGATGCAACCTTCGAGCGCATACACGCCGGGCTGGTGAAGTTCGTCGCCGGTGGCAAAGAGGCGTTCATGGTCAAATACAACTCCATGAGCCAAAGCGGCAAATACGTCGCGCCAGGCATCGACGATCCATGCCCGACGGTTGCGGTGCAGAGCAGGCTCGGCGTGGCAAAGGCGTGTTTCCTTGCCAAGCATTTCAGCGGATCACCGGCCGACCGTGCCATCAGCATCGACG